ACGTTACCTGGATTAACTTGGAATGTGCCTTTTTGCCCCCGGAATGTTACTTCAATTTTTTTAGGCAACACAGAAGCATCTAGTGTGGCTTTGGCTTGGGCCAGTGCCGCCGCCCATTGTGCTATAGAGGCCGGGGTCGCATAAGCATTGGTATCATCAAAGCCCAACTTGGATGTAGTGCCAGGTTCTAACACAATAGGCTGTTTGGCCTGCATTTTGGCCACTAGTACTTCCAAGTACTTGGTACCATTACGCTGGTTTACCAGCACACCAGCTGGTAAACCGTTTTCGTTTAATTGTTCAATAAGGTTGATAAATTCACGCATAGTGTTATTTATCGCCGTTCAATGTCTTCTTCTGTGCAGGCTGTGCCGTACTGTATTTCCACAATTTTACACGGAACTTCGTAGGGGTTTGTCAGTTGATGCCATTGCCCAACCGGCACATGATAGTTCATATGCTCACTTAACAACAGCACTGGTAGTGCATATCCGTTGGGCATCATGCCAAACACATCACAGGCACCATGGCTAATATGCCAATATTCAGCACGGTCGGAGTGTCGTTGCATACTCAACGACTGTCCGGGCATGATGGTTAATTCTTTTACTTTGGTTCCTGGTACTTCGTGCAGTACTCTATAATATCCCCAAGGACGCTCTGTTTTAGGGGCTTTCCATTCACTCAGTATCCAACTACTGCTATTAACTTTGTCTCCACCACCTACACCAAACACAAATTCAACCCCCGGCACTGACATCTCGGGTATGTTGTTTTCTGTACGATCTCCACCATTGGCAAATATAATAGTGGCATAACTATAACTGGCCTTGAGTTCGCTTAATAAGGCACAAGCAGATCCATCACTATCATCAAATACCATGGTCGCGTCAACGTCACGCATTGATCCAATGATTGCTCTGCGCTCAGCCAAGGGCATAAATGCTCGACCCTTTTTACGCTCAAGCCAAGCATCGCTGTTGATGCCAACAAGCAATCTATCTCCCAACTGAGCGGATTCTCTAATGTAGGAAACATGCCCGCTGTGTACAGGGTCAAATCCCCCGGTGCATACTACTATTTTCATACTGCGGCCTTGTAAAAATCTTTATCTAACCACGGGTACACAATGTCATCGTGATTTATGTATCCATACTTGTTTAGACTATTGACTATGCTGTCATGCAACAGGCCTTTGTCTGCCAGGTCATGCAAACTGGTGGTTTTTGGATTCATGGGATCCATGGATTTGTATACTGCCACATACAACCAATTGGATTCAACATTTTTGTAAAAATATGCATCGCGACAATCAAATCCGTTGACGGCCAGCATATAAACCAAATTGGCAATGCTGTAGTTGTAGTACACATGACTGTCAGTTCTAAAATTTATTTTACCATACACATAGTTGATGCTCTGCGGTATGGCCATGACCAGCATACCGTTGATGTTTATTTGTCTGTTCCAATTTGCTAGTGTGACAATAGGGTTTACCGCATATTGAAATGCATTGTGTGTCCACATCAGGTCAACTTTTTGTGGTAGTATAGACTCTTGTTCAAAGTCGTATTCTAACCAACTGATGTTGGGAGTTTGTCGTACCTCGTCATCCACTCGACTTAGATTGTGATCAACTGCATAAACCTTGTAGTTGCGGGGCTCAATGGGCTCGTCCCGTGTTTCTAATGTTGCCCACCATTGAGCATCTAGCCCGGATCCACAGCCCATGTCTGCAATCACAGAAAGGCTGTCTAGAAAGCTGTCGTAGCCATACAGCAGGTTTAGTATTTCTAAACTATGCTCGTGACTTAGATAATGGTTCGCGAATTGGGTCATGTAATACTTCTAATACTATTTTTTCTTTGAGTTGACGTAATCTGGGTTCAAGTTGATGACAGGCTTCTGCAATTTCCAAGTCCGATCCCCAACTGCGTTGTGTGGACAGATTGTAAGCCCATTTGGCCACTGCATCCTTGGCTATTTGCACCTCAACGGTGTTGTGCATGGGACGAGCCCGACAGCACATGTCAAATTCTTCCAACAACTCATCGGCACGAGCTTTCCAATCCATCACAGCACAACATCCTCCATACCTGCTGTACGCAATCTAGTTACATGGCCTATCATAAAGTTCTTTGACTCAAGTCCTTTGAGTAAGCCTAACCATTTGTTGCGTACCAAGGCAACTTCGTTTATGATTGTTTCAAAATCAACAACTTCATCTTCGCCATCCACATACTTTTCAGCATCGCGACTTGTCAACGCACGAGCGTATGCTTCCAGGTACTTTTGAAAGTGTTTACGACGAATCTTCCTTAACTGTATATTGAGAAAGTTCAGCACCGCTTCAATCTCCTGTAGTTGATTAAAACGGTGTTCGGTGATACCGGGCAAGGTTGCGATGTTCTTTTCGAGGTGTCCCTTGACATTGCAATCGTACTTTGCCTCTACTAGTTCGTTTTCATAGTAGTTGATAAAGTCCGGTATTTCACCTAGATTTTGTACAATCCGGTTATACCACATTGTTAATCTTCGTAGTCGTAAGGTTCTTCGTCTTCTTCTTCACCGGCATACTCTTTGAGAGCTTTTTTTAGATTAGCATCAGTACCACCAAACTCTTTGAGTTCAAGGTCTCCCAGCAAATCTACTAGAATACTCATCAAGTTGTCTGCGGCTTCTTGACGATCCTTGACAGGTATATACTGTTTAAGCACAGTATACGTTTCACTCAACACATCAACTTCGATACTCATATTAGGCTTCCTCTTCTATTGTTGCCTCTGCAGGGGTTGCAATTACATGATGTGGGTTAGCAGTGAAGTCAGCCATTACTTGATCCAATGAACCATTGTCATTGCGTTCCCAGGCCTTACGGAACTGCTTGATAACCTTGCCATCTGTTAGTGTGTATTTAAGGCTGTTGCCTTCTTTTTCTAAAAATCCTTTGTTTTCAAACAGGTCAACTAGCCCCGAGTAGGGATTCATTCCTGTTTCGTACGGTATCTTTACTTGTACGCTTTCAAACGGCTTGCTATAGCGTGTCTTCATAATCTTACAAGCCGCTCTAATACCTTTGACTTCCGAGATCTTGTTGCCATCCTCATCCTCTTTGAGTTTGAGCTTCTTCATGGCAACAACAATACTCGAAGCATAGATAAAGCCTTGGCCACCGCTAATTTTGTCATCGGGATCAAACATGTCCTGGCTAGCGTATGTATGATTGGTTGCAACCAGTCCAATATTTAAACTACCAAACATGTTTACACAATTACGAACCAGTGCTGTTAGTGCCTTGGGTTTACGACCCATGTCACCTTTCATTTCGCCTGCTTCAAATTGGTTAACGTCTGTGGGAGTCAGCAACATGCCCAAGCTGTCAATGATAAACAAGACCTTGGGACGCTCTGTATCGGGAATCGTTTTGTATTCCTTAACAAAGTCACTGATCACTTTGGCAACATCGTCAATCATGGCCATGTTGAGTTTTAACATCTTGCCTTCGTCAGTGTCCACACCCAGGGCATGTAACCATGCTTCATCCAGTGCGTTTTCTGTATCAATCAAGATTGGATAGATGCCTTGCTTCTGTGCATTGGCAACCAAGTTACCACTACAGATAAACGATTTACCTGCGCCGCTCTCGCCTGCAAACACGGTTACCTTGCCCATTGGGATACCTTTGGTAAAGTCTCCACTGATAAGATAGTTTAATGCAAAATTGTTTGTTGATATCCAGTCAGTTGGATCGTTGAAACCAACACTGATACCGTCAATTGCTTTTGTGATGTTTTTTCTAAATTTACTTACGTCGAATGGTTTAGCCATGATTAGTTTCCTTATATAAATGTTTAAAAGTTTTACGACTGTTTACGTTTCTTCGTCGGTCCAACTCTGCGAGCTGTCGTATGGATTCGTCAAAGTTTTTACTTATGGGTTGTTGTATGTATTGTAACATGTTTTGATAACTATCCTCAAGTAAAAATCCTGGTTTTGCCGTAATGCGTTGCTCTAATGTTGCCTTCACTGAGTTTAACACATTGTCTGGTAAATGTCTAATATTTAGGTAATCGGGGTTTAACAATGGGCCAATAATAAAACTATTATTATGGAATCCCAAACCTGTTAAGAAGTCAACACAACCAAAAACACTCTGGTAGTTCAACACGAAATGCAACATGTTGAAAGATATCTTGTGTCCCAACTTGCGTATGATATTTAGATTGTCTAGAAAGTCAGACCACCTACCACCATGTCGAATATATTCAAATTCTTCTTCAACAGTTTCTACACTCACAATCCAGTGAACATTTTTAAATTGGCAAATCTTATCAAACACTTGTGTGTCCACTTTGCTCAAATTTGTATTGATTCGTAATTGAGTAGTAGGACGAACACGATCCAACAGCTCTAAATTTTCCTTCATCAGCAAGGGCTCGCCTCCGGCCAAGTACACATGATCCAGTTGGTCTGCACGATCAAAGATATATTGTTTAAATGCATCCTTTTGTTCTTGAGTTGGCGTTTCTGTTACAACATTTAACTCACTGGCCCACTTGCTACTAAACTCTGGACCGCAATACACACAGGCAAAATTACACAAATTAGTCCACCGGACGTCAATGGTTCTTAAATCAAAATTGTTGGCATGGTATGTGTCCAACGGAACATGTTTTAGTTCACGTATGTAAAACACTCTATCGCTGACAATATCAAAACTTTTCTTACCCACTTCTAAATCATGACATGGTTTGCAGTTAGTGGGTTTTTCGCCGTCCACTATCAATGCTTGTCTAGCAATGTTGGGCAATGATAGCACCACTTGCTCTATTGGTGCATCTTTGATATTTCCCAGTAGGTTGGCACTGCGTATACAATTTTTAACAGAGCCGTCAAAATTGTACATCAACCCAGTCCACGGCACTGGACAAAATGCAGAGTTGGTTAGCACATCTTTGGGTGTCATATTGGTCCTAACGATATATCAGTTATGGTCAATCCATTGGCCTGTGCCATGTCTAGTGCGTGTACCAACACACCAGCCCAGTTGTCAACATTGGCCGCAGGCGGGACTGTTTTATCTGCACTGGTGGCGATGTTACCAGGACGTACAATAACCAAGTTGGGGCTACCGTCTTTGACACGCAACTGCATCACTGCTTGTTCTAATGCTAACTTTTGTACACGGTATTGATCCATGTTAGGTAGTACACTAACCGGATCTTGAGTCATCATGGTGCTGATGTTTATAATAGTTTTGTTTGTTCCAGTCCATCGTCGGTGCATTTCAAACAATAGTTCAGTCTGAGCAAAGCCTGCTTGTGCATTATTAACGAAAACATCACAAGGCTCAATAGCATCAACCACTCGCGGTAACACTTTGATATTAAATCCATTTCGTTTACTCAGACCCACAATCTCATGTCCGCGATCAGTGTAGCATTGTGCCAGTGCTTGACCTATACCTGCCGAATGACCTGTGATTGCTATTTTCATTGTAGTAAGTGTAAAGGTTCGTTATGAAATGTAAAACTGGCAATAATTCTAGGTAACTTGGTTGCTGTTGTTTTTTCTACACTGTGCGGAACTTGAGAATTAAACACTATAGGAGTCGACATGTCTTGTAATTCTGCAACTAACTTGTTGTCAACATACCAACGATTAGCCCATCCTGCGGTGTTAATAACAGGGAAGTTCATTTTTGCCACTACCGGCAATTCATCAACATGTACAGGTAAATGTTTGTTTGTTTCAATTATGGTAATAGCCGCATCTCTTGGCGCTAGTTTGTTGACTTTAAAAAAATCAAACAGCTCTGGAACATAACTCAGTACTGATTTGCAGTCAATGAAATGCCAACCAAATTCTTTTGTATCTAACAAGTCTGTTTGAGTTTGCAAAAAGTCATAGATCTTATCAGCAATAATTGCTGTGTTACTACATTCTACCGCGGAAAAATATTTCACAGCATACCTCTAAGTTCTTTTTGTTTTTGTATGTATGCATCTACTGCGGCTTGGTCTTTATTATTAACATCTAGTACTGCTGGCTCCTTGAGATACGCATATGAATGGTCAATGCCGTGCTCTTGAGCAAATGCCTGTATGTTGGGCAAGTCGTTTACATTCAAAATACTGACCGTGGTCCATAGGTTTAACTTAACTGGCATGGCTTTATATGTCATTAAGTTTTTATAAAAGGTATCCCATTTAATTGGCCAACGCATAAACTCATGCATTTCACCAATGCCATCACAGCTGACTGTTACTGTGACTTCGACTTGTTCAGCAATCTTTTCAAGTTCATGTAACACAACATTACAGTTTGTGTTGAGCCGTAATGTTTTAAGATTTGGCGGTAATCCAGTTAAAATATTTTTATAATTTTTGCTGTAGCTGGGTTCGCCGCCGTTGATGTCTAAATGACGAATGCGGCGTTGGGGCAAGGAC